GGCATTGGAAGCTCAATCATATCAATCCAGCACTCAATTAAAGGCCTTTATCATGCACCAGCTTACCTTACACGCCTTGAATGAAGACAATCCCCCAGCTTCTAGGATCAGATCGCTGGAATTACTTGGGAAGTCCTACGACGTCGGACTATTTGAAGATAGAAAAGTAGTTACTACTATCAATCAGAGTAGCGAAGTTAAAACAAAACTTATCAATCAGATAAAGTTAATGCTATCTAATCAATCTAATCCTATTGATGTTAGCTTTGATGACGGGGATTCTTTACTGTCTGAAATCAAAGGTTTTTCTGGCAACGCAAACGGAAATTCAGGTGGTGATGAGGCGAACCCCACCCCACAAATGCTTGTTAGGGGAGGTGCTCAGGATATACATAGTATTCCACACATTGAATCACACGATATTCACACATTACAATCCAACAAAAACAAAAATGCACACTCACAAGTCATTGATAATGAAGAAGAAAATATTGCTTCTGCAAACGTTTGCAGTTACCAAGATGAGAATGATTCTCAACAAGGGGGTGGGGGTATTGAAAAATTGCTAGAGGATACGGATAAAGAAATAGGAAACACCCCCGTCAACTGTTTGAAAACAAAAGGGTAGGGGGGTATATATTTTGGATAAACGACTATTAGAGATATTGAAGTTACTTACCCCTATGGAGCAGAGAGAGTTATATGTTCTATTGCATCAGATGTATTACCGTAGGTTAGAGAATAGAGCTTGGGATGACACTGGCACCTTAATACGGGAATTAATGAAAAAATGACGCCGCGCCAAAAGGAAGTGTATATGGTGATTGAGGAATTTTGGAAGCGATATGGTTATGGGCCATCCGTGGATGAGGTGATGTATGTAATGAATGCTAAGGGTCGAGGGAATATTCACCGGATGATGAAAAGACTTGTAGAGCTTGGGCATTGTAAGTCGATGCCGGATAAAGCAAGGACGTATAGACCGAAGGGTGTGAGGATGTATCTATGAATCTAGAGCAAATACTAGACCAGCTTCCCCCGATGGAGCGCGAGGAGATATTGCGGACGGCGATGGAGTTGATTGAGAGTGAGGGGCGGGAGAAGGCGCAAAAAGAATTCATGGAGTTTACGAAGAGTATGTGGCCAGGTTTTATTAATGGGCGGCATCATAAGGTGATGGCAAAGAAGTTTCAGGAGATAGCCGAAGGGAAGATTAAGAGACTGATTGTGAACATGCCACCGCGACATACGAAGTCGGAGTTTGCTAGTTATTTACTTCCGGCATGGTTTCTCGGTAGATTTCCTAATAAAAAGATTATTCAATGTTCTAATACGGCAGAACTAGCGGTTGGTTTTGGACGTAAGGTACGTAACTTGGTGGGGAGCGAGCAGTATGCAAAGATTTTTCCGGGCGTCACGTTGCGCTCAGATAGTAAGGCAGCTGGTAGATGGTCTACATCTGGTAATGGGGAGTATTTTGCTATCGGTGTGGGTGGTACTGTTACTGGTAAGGGTGCTGATTTGCTCATTATTGACGATCCTCACTCAGAACAAGAGGCAGCACTAGCTTCAGCGGATCCATCTGTCTTTGATAAGGTGTATGAATGGTACACATCTGGACCGAGACAGCGTTTACAGCCGGGCGGAAGCATTATTATTGTGATGACAAGGTGGTCAAAGCGTGATTTAGTGGGCAAAATACAGAAAGCAGCCATAGATAGGGACGGAGATGAGTGGGAAGTAGTCGAATTCCCCGCAATATTACCTAGCGGAAACCCATTATGGCCGGAATTCTGGAGTCTTAGCGAATTAGAGGCATTAAGAACCGAATTACCACTAGCAAAATGGCAGGCACAGTACCAACAACAGCCTACTTCTGAAGAAGGGGCGATTATTAAAAGGGATTGGTGGAAGATTTGGGAGCCAGATAGACCGCCAACGTGTGAATTTATCATTCAAAGCTGGGATACCGCCTTTACAAAGAACGAACGGAGCGACTATTCAGCGTGTACTACATGGGGAGTGTTCCATTTGGATGAAAACCCGGACGATGTACACATCATTCTCTTGGATGCATTTAAAAAGAGGATGGAATTCCCAGAATTAAAGGAACAAGCGTACCGAAGTTATCAAGAATATGAGCCAGATGCGTTTATTATTGAGGCAAAAGCAAGTGGAGCGCCCTTAATTTATGAGTTAAGGAAGATGGGGATTCCGGTTCAAGAGTTTACACCAACGCGCGGGAATGATAAGATATCTCGTATTAATAGCGTATCAGACTTGTTCGCAAGCGGAAAAGTGTGGGCGCCTGCAACTAGGTGGGCAGAGGAAGTGATGGAGGAAATGGCCTCTTTCCCTAATTCAGACCATGATGACTTGGTGGATTCGAGTACACAGGCATTGATTCGTTTTAGAAAAGGAGGGTTTATCCGGTTGGATACAGATGAGCCAGAGGATATAAAGTATTTTAAAGGTCGGCGCAAGGCTGGCTTCTATAATTTAATCTAAGGATAAATATGTTTCATTGGAGATATGAAGGGCACACAGTAAGACAAGGTTTTAACGTATATCCTTTAGACGATGAGGGTAGCTTCGGGTTTGTTCTTAGAATTAGATCAATAGTGTTTTATGTTAGATATAGCAAAAGAACTAAAAAACTAAATTTTACATTACATTGGCGTAATCAGCCTACATGGTCAAAATGGTCAGATTGGACAACAATAAACCCAAAGGATAAATAATGGCAATAGAAAAAAGTATATATCAAGCGCCGCAAGGATTGTCTCAATTAAATGAGGAACCTATCGAGATTGAGATTGTTGATCCGGAAGCTATAAGTATATCAGCCGGTGATATGGAAATTGATATTGAGCCAGAGGGTGATTCTGAATTTAGTAAGAACCTTGCCGAAGATATGAGTGAGCAAGAGTTGATGACAATCAGTTCTGATTTGGTTGCTTTGTTTGATTCAGACAATAATTCAAGAAAAGATTGGGCAGATACTTATATTCAAGGATTGAAGTTACTTGGATTAAAGTATGAAGAGACAACCGAGCCTTGGGCAGGAGCATGCGGCGTATTTCACCCTATGTTATCGGAAGCAGTTGTGCGTTTTCAGTCCGAAGCCATTATGGAAACATTTCCGGCAAGTGGCCCAGTAAAGACGCAAATTATTGGCAAAGAAACAGTAAAGAAAAAAGAAGCATCAATCCGCGTTTCTGAGGATATGAATTATAAACTCATGGACGAGATGACGGAGTATCGCCCAGAGCATGAAAAGTTATTATGGAATCTTCCTTTAGCGGGTTCTGCCTTTAAGAAAGTTTACTACGATCCAAGTCTAGGCAGACAAGTTTCAATGTTCATTCCAGCCGAAGATTTTGTTGTTCCTTATGGAGCTTCTAATCTTGATACGGCAGAACGCATGACGCATATTATGCGTAAGACTAAAAATGATATTAAGAAATTAGTTGCCTCTGGATTTTATAGAGATGTAGCGCTTGGCGAGCCAATGGCAGTTCTTGATGATATTGAAAAGAACAAGGCCGAAGAGCAAGGTTTTTCAGCAATCAATGATGACAGATATCGTGTTTTAGAGATGCACGTTGATTATGATTTGCAAGGATATGAAGATAAGATGGATGGCGAAGAGACGGGGATTGCACTACCTTATATCATTACCATTGAAAAAAGCACTGGAAAGGTGCTGGCTATTCGTAGAAATTGGTTAGAGGATGATACATTAAAGTCTAAGCGGATTCACTTTGTTCACTATCAATACGTACCGGGGTTTGGATTTTATGGTTATGGTCTTATTCATCTTATTGGCGGGTATGCCCGTAGTGCTACTACTATGTTACGTCAGCTTATTGATGCTGGCACGTTATCCAATCTTCCCGGTGGTCTTAAGTCCAAGGGTCTCAGGGTTAAAGGTGACGATACCCCAATATCGCCGGGCGAATTCCGAGATGTAGATGTTCCGAGTGGCACGATTAAAGATAACGTAATGCTCTTGCCATACAAGGAGCCAAGCCAAACTTTATCTCAATTGTTTAACCAAATAGTAACTGAAGGTAGAAATTTTGTTTCTGCTGGTGACTTACAGGTATCAGATATGGGCGGTAATGCTCCTGTCGGAACCACCTTGGCTATTTTAGAAAGAACCTTAAAAGTAATGAGCGCCATTCAAGCGCGTCTACATTATGCAATGAAGCAAGAGTTTAAGTTACTCAAGCATATTATTGCCGATTACACTCCAGAAAGTTATGATTATGAACCAGAAGAAGGCAAAGCGTCAGCGAAAAAAGCGGATTATGACGATGTCGAAGTCATACCTGTCAGCGATCCAAATGCGTCTACGATGGCGCAAAAGATTGTACAGTGGCAAGCAGTTATGCAATTGGCGCAACAAGCTCCACAACTCTATAATTTACCGTTCCTCCATCGTCAAATGGTCGAGACTCTTGGTATTAAGAACGCAGCGAAACTTATCCCAATGGCGGATGACCAGAAACCGGCGGACCCAGTCACGGAAAACCAAAACATTCTCATTATGAAGCCAGTCAAGGCATTTCAATACCAAGACCACGAGTCTCATATTGCAGTGCACCAAGCGGCTATGCAAGACCCTAAGATTATGGCTTTACTACAAAGTAATCCACAGGCTCCACAGTTGCAAGCAATTATGATGGCGCACATTAATGAGCACGCTGGATTCTTGTATCGCCAGGAGATTGAAAAACAAATGGGTATGGCATTACCTCCTCAGAAGATGAACGATATGAATGAGGAAGAAGATGTCAATATGACTCCAGAGGTTGAGTATGCGTTGTCCCAGAAGTTAGCTCAAGCTGCTAATCAGTTACTCCAGCAGAATAAACAACAGGCAGCTCAGCAACAAGCTCAACAACAAGCGCAGGATCCAATTATTCAAATGCAACAACAAGAGCTCCAGATTAAAGCGCAAGATCAGAAACGTAAGGTTCAAAAAGACCAAGCAGATGCGCAATTAAAGATGAAGCAATTGGATATAGAAGCAAAACGAATTGAGTCTCAGCAAAGAATTGCGGCAGGGCAGATGTTAGCCAAGGGGACAATGGATAAACAGAAATTAAAATCCCAACAAGTGCAAGCGGCAGGCAAAATTATGGCGGATATGGTCGGAAAAGAACAACAAAATACCTACAACATTGCTAACAAAGCATTAGATCATATGTCTAAACGTGAAATTGCGGCACAACAAGCTGGGCATCAAGAGGATTTAATTGCAAAACAAGCATCCGCTCAGCCTAAAAAGGAAACTAAATGACCGAATATGAGTATCTCTGTATTGAATTACAGAAGCAAATAGAAGTAAAATCAGCATTCATTGCCGTAGGCAATTGCACCTCTTTTGAGGAATATAAACAAGTAGCAGGGGTTATCCGGGGTCTTGCCCTTGCTATTGATTTGATTAAAGATCGCGAGCAAAAACTAAAGGACGATGATGAGTGAGTTATTAATTAGTGACGCAATGGGTAATGTATCTACACTACCTAAAGAGCCAGAAAAGAAAGCAACACAACTTCCAAAGCCAGCAGGATATCACATCTTGTGCATGGTGCCAGAAGCAGAAAAAGAGTTTGAAAGCGGTATTTTAAAAGCAGATACCACAATGCATTATGAAGAAGTATTAACTCCGGTCTTATTTGTTGTATCAATAGGCCCCGATGCATATGTAGATAAAGACAGGTTCCCGAGTGGACCGCTTTGCAAAGTAGGTGATTTTGTTTTAATTAGACCTAATTCTGGTTCAAGAGTAAAGATTCATGGCCAAGAATTTAGGGTGATAAATGATGACTCTGTTGAGGCAACAGTAGAAGATCCGAGAGGTATTGCTCGTGCTTGATGAAGAAAAAAAAGCAAGGCGGAAAGCATCTTTAGATAAATATAACTCTTCTGAAAAGCGTAAAGAAACTCAACGACGCTACTACGAAAAGAATAAAGAACTATGCGATGCTAGGGCTCGTAAAAGTCAAGAAAAAAAACCTGATTATTACAAACAAAAAGCAAGGGATTGGCAAATAAATAATAAAGAACGATTTTTAGAAATAAAAAGAGCATCTTATGTTAAAAATTCTGCCATAGAAATTGCACGAGTTCGTAGGCGTCAAGGAAAAATTAAACATGGTGAAATGATAATGAGCCAAGCAGAGCGTGCAGAAGTTCAAGGGTTATATGACTTTTGTAGGATTTTTAAAGGCTTTGAGGTGGATCATATAGTTCCTTTAAATGGGAAAACTGTTTCTGGGTTGCATGTTTTAAACAACTTGAAAGTTATGTTGATTAAAGAAAATCGAAGTAAAAGCAATAAATTATCTGCAGAAATGCAAGCTTAAGGAGAAATAAATGGCAACAGAAGAATTTGGAACAGTAACATTTGAAAATGGAAAGCCAGTTCCGCTAAAAGAAGAATACGGCACTTTTACATTCCCAGATGAGACAAATAATGTAGTAAGCGAACCGGCAGATTTACCGGCAATTGACATTGAAATTGTAGACGACACACCTACAGAGGATAAGGGTCGCAAGCCAATGAAGGAACCGGTAGAAGAAGTTACCGATGACGAGTTGGAAGCCTATGATGAGAAGGTGCAAAAA